ATCAAAGAAACAAAGATAAATCTCAAATTGTTTCCGCCAGGTTTCTTAAAACACCCAATTCACCTACAGCACGATCACAGCAGTGATTTAACTGAAGGTGCTGTCCACGCAAGGTGCAACGCGCTTATGTGGCAATACCATAACAGATAACAACTGCATCAATTTTGTGTTGGCCCCTGTGAAGGGCATTGGAAAGTTTGCTCGAGCAACGATCCGGTGACACTGCTATAGGCTATCGTTAACACAATTTTAAATTTTTCAAAGTGAAGCGAGGAAAAAAATATTCTAGTCCTTGCTTAAATGGCGTGACAACCGAAGACATAGTCTTTAGAATAGCAGCTTGGGCCCGTAAATTGTACTAGACATTGTAGCTGCTGTCAGCTTTGAAAAATAACTTATAAAAGGAAGAACATAAAACTATTCGAATACAGAACATCAGGAAATTACATCAAAGGCTCCGTTTGTACAGCCATGATAACCGAGACAACAACACCCAAGGAAAATATTATCTGGACATTTCTTAGCCCAATTGCTGTGACTCGTGCATACACTAATTTTGAAACGCAGGATAAAGCACCCGGTAAGATGCGTCGGCTGATCAGATTAGTTGACGGTGAATTCTCAAGCTCGCGGGTGCCAGTTGCAGCTGAATTATCTAATTAATATCCAATGTATTACAAAAGGCGCATTGCGCCTTTTGTCTTGACTGCTGTGCTGTAAAGTGCTATAGTACATTATAAATGGAGAATCCAATGCGCAAACAACCCCAAGACATCATCAAACAGATAGAAGAAACCAGTGGCAGGCTTGACAAGCAGGCAATTATTACAACTGCACTCGACGACAACATAGCAGAGTTCTTTGAAGGTCTGCGTTTTACGTTTGACAAGATGGTTACGTTTGGCGTTAAGAAAGTGCCCGAGAAGACAGCATCGGGTGGCCAAGGACTAGCATGGCCAGCATTCAAAGACTTAGCAACTATGCTGTACAAGCGCGAGCTTACAGGACACGCTGCAAGAGACGCTATTGCACTTTGCATGGATGTAGCAACACAGGAGCAATGGAACGGCTGGTATCGTCGCATTCTTATCAAAGACATGCGAGCAGGGTTTAGCGAGAGTACTGTAAACAAGGCTTGCAAAGCAGCAGGACGTGCTGACTGGGGAGTTGATGTATTTGCATGTCAGCTTGCACACGACAGCGCAAACCACGCAAGCAAGATGGTTGGTAAAAAGCAGATCGAAGTCAAACTTGACGGCGTTAGGTGCAATGTTGTTATACATGACGTTAATGGCGACAAGATTGAGATATTTAGCCGCAACGGCAAACAGTTTCACAACTTTGATCATATTATCGATGAAATCCGCGGGGTGGTAAAAAATAACCCAACCCCTTATCCAGTTGTGCTCGATGGCGAAATAATGAGTGCTGATTTTCAGGACTTGATGAAGCAATTGCAGCGCAAAGACGGCAAGAAAGCAACAGATGCTGTACTGCACTTGTTTGATACTATTCCGCTAGATGCTTTTGTACTAGGAGAGTGGAATAAGACACAGACATATCGTAGTGCTATCACCAAAGCGTGGGCGGACTTGCATGCTGCAGAAATGCCGCATGTACAGGCACTGGATTGGGAAGAAGTTGACTTGGATACCGAAGTAGGCCAGGCCCGCTTTGTAGAAATTAATGCCAAGGCTGTTAAGGAAAAGTACGAAGGTGTGATGATCAAAGACCCCGATGCACCATACAAGTGCAAACGAGTGCACGCTTGGTTGAAGTCCAAGCCATTTATCGAAGTTACATTGACAATTACTGGATTTGAAGAAGGAACTGGGCGAAATGAAGGAAGACTCGGGGCTATCATATGCGCTGGGGAAGATGACGGGAAAGATATTGTGGTCAATTGCGGCGGCGGCTTCTCTGACGCTCAGAGAGCCGACTTTTGGAATAATCGTAATAGCCTTCTTGGTCAGTTGGCTGAAATACGTGCAGACGCTGTGACACAAAACCAAGACGGCACATACAGCTTGCGCTTCCCAAGATTCAAAACATTCAGGGGATTTAAAGTCGGAGAGAAAATCTAAAGCTTTGGATGGATTAAAATTAAAAAGAGGTAGAATAAAATGAAGATTATTGCACAAACAGCAGGTGGTGCATACTTGTGTGAACTAACACACAAAGAAGTTAAGCTCTTAAATCCAGATAGAGGCTATTTAGTAAAGTTAGGTGACGAATTTGACATTTCGTTGGCGACACAAACTCTAGAAAAAATACGAAGATTTCGTAGCGTGGACCTTCGCAGGACAGATTCTGCAGTGGAAGCTTTAGTTAAAGCACAACAAGATTTATCCGCAGCTTATTCGACGCTATTGTTGCTGGATGACATTAAGGATTCTGAAAATTTAGAAAATGAAAAATATTAGTGGACAGCGTACATAACAAATCTGGTCAAGACATTCTACAGGAGCGGTTTGGCGCAATAATTCAACCCAGCCATCGCACCTACCATACAGCAGTCCCTCAAGACTATTGGCAGACACAAACACCAGGTTCACTGATCTCTCCTATTAATTATCAAACATCCAACGGAGTAGAAATTACGCTGTCGGAATCAAACTTTACTGACTTATGTTATAGTATAGAATCATTGGTATTTCATCCCCGGCACAGTTGGGAAAGTGAATATATAAAGAAATTAGAGTTTGAAGCAAAGATAAGAGACAATAATCCAGCTGTGATGAAAGCATACAACAACTATAAAATATTAATGGTGTTGGTAGCAAACGGACAACACCTTGTAGAATGATTAAGGTTACGTTAAAGTTACAACGATACAATCTTATGTTGTACGGGCAAGAAAAGGCAGTCTGTGATGCATTGCGCAACTGGGAAGAGCTTGAATGGGTAAAGTACCTTCGGGCCCATGGTGCAATGGAGGATAAAACTGTGTTAACCGACGGCACTGGTACTATTCGACACTGTGTAACAACGTGGAATCTGCCTGCAGAATACGAGACTTATTTTCGGCTCAGGTTTGGAGATATGTGCAACGTAGAAGATGTAGAATGAAAATATCTGTAACTTTTAACTTTGACTACGACCCTAAATCTCTGGCAATTTCTGACAGCAAAGTGTATCTAGGTAAATTGCAAGATATGACACCCCGAATGCCTTGGCTTGCATACTTGTGCAAAACGTCCACTGAGACAACTGTACAAGCATTCTATGACCCTGCGCCTCATTTGACTGTAGTAGTGTATTGTTTTACTATTACAAAAAAACAAGAAACATTTTACAATCTCAACTACGGTTCGTATTGACAATCTACAGAGATAACTGTATACTGTATATTAACACTAGGAGAATTGCATGGCCAAATCGCTTATGCCAAAAAAGAAAAAAACAGTACGGGCAGTTCGTAAAAGCGGAATTGCATTAACACCAACCGACAGTTGGATATGGGCAAAATGGTACATCCATTACGAAGTTGACTCTAGAGGCTGGGGCGAAGAGATTAAGTTGTATATTAAGACACATTACGACAAAAAGACAGTTGCTGTTATCAACAAGCTCACTGATTGGAGAATCTCGAACCACAGTCACTGGGCCACAACTGCCTACTTGTTAAGAGTTCAGGCCGATATCGTACCCGATGACTACAAACTTGGAATTGTTAAATTTGTAGAAGGTTTGATCGAACAAGGACAAGCAATTGTAGAAGAAAAGAAAACTGAAACTAAAAAGGTATCTACGGTTGCACCTTCGATACAAGAACGCATTACAGAGCAATCCAAAGACGCATGTGACGCTATCGAAGAATGGCTTGATAGTTTTATAACCGACAAAAAGAATTTCAATCCAAAAGGGTTTGACTTTACTGCACATTTTGCAACCAAGAAAGTTTCGCAAGCCCATGCACGTAAAATTCAAAGATTTTACAAAAGCGAACTCAACGAAGCTCGGCTTATAGCCAATCATATGCCTACTCCTCAGTCGATTGCCAAGATTAAGGACCCTATTAAAAAAGAACTTGCATCGCAATTTAGAGAAGGGTATAATCACCTTGCTAAGAAAGATGCAAAGGCATACCTTGATGCATTGGAAACAGTAGATGGTGCGTGCATGATGGTAATTGAATCTGCAAAAGCTACTCGTAAGCCGCGTGTCAAGAAGGCAGTTAGTGCAGACAAATTGATTGCAAAGTTGAAGTACAAAGATAAGGATGACAAGTATCAGCTTACTTCGGTCAACCCAACAGAACTTATTAACTCTACAGAGATCTGGATCTTCAATACCAAGACGCGCAAGCTCGGGAAGTATGTTGCAGACGAGTATACAAATACAATGACTGTTAAAGGAACTACAATTATTGGATTTGACGAAACAAAAAGCGTGCAAAAGACATTGCGCAAAACTGAAGACCAACTTAAGGAATTTAAAGCAGCGGGCAAGATCAAGCTGCGCAAGTTCATGGAAGTAATCAAAACCACCGACACGAAACTAAACGGTCGTATCAACGCAGATACCATCATTTTAAAAGTAATGCATTAGAAAGGAATCCAATGCCACTAGTACCAATGGTCGTCGAGCAAGACAGTCGAGGAGAACGCTCATACGATATCTTTAGTCGCCTACTCAAGGATCGTATTATTATGTTGCAAGGCGTTGTAGAAGATACAATGTCCAGCTTGATAGTAGCACAATTACTGTTTCTGGAGGCTGCTGACAGCGACAAAGATATCAGTCTCTACATTAATTCCGGTGGCGGCGCAGTTACAGCAGGACTTGCCATTTACGACACAATGCAGTTTATCAAGCCCGACGTTAAAACAATTGTAATAGGTCAAGCTGCTAGCATGGGAAGCTTGTTAGCACAAGCCGGAACACCAGGAAAGCGGTTTGTGTTACCTGAAAGTCGCACAATGATCCATCGCGTGAGCAGTGGCACACGCGGCACCAGCGGATCTGTACACGTTACAGAACTGCAGATTGAAGATACTATTCGAAGTCATGCAGAATCTAAGCGTCTTAATGAACGCTTGACAGAGCTCTACGTTAAACACAACAGTCAAAACAAAGAATACGACGAATTTTATGAAACCATGAAGTTTGACACATTCTTATCAGCACAGGAGGCAGTAGATTTTGGACTCGCAGACAAACTTATCACAACCCGATGAATCATTGGCAACACTAAAGGATATTCCTACCAAAGGAATGTTGTTGGGGATGCTATACAAAGATGTATACCAAGTTACGTTCAATAAGTTAAATGGAGACCAGCGTGTAATGACATGCACACTTGCTCCTCAATACTTGCCCGAACACAAGTGGAAAAGCGAAGCGGACATTGGACAGGATGTCAAGGAAACAAACCCAGTGGACGCTAAAAATGTCACAGTATGGGACCTAAACGCCGAAGGCTGGCGCAGCTTTCATTACGTTCGTGTAACAAGAGTTAGCCCTGCAAATGCAGGTGGGGCGCAGCCGCAGTCACCTGCATAACATCTAATAATAAGGAAAATAGCGCCCATCGGGCGCTATTTTCATGATGTGTAATACGGCTAGTTTAACAATTGACAATAAGATTTAAATACATATATGGAACACAAATTAAATAATGTCAGAATACAAGCCAGAATATGGAGCCGCCTGGCCTTTATTATTCCTGTAGTATTCGTAGGTGGCAGTGGTGCACTCTACCACCTAAATCTAATTGGCGAACACAATATATTTTTAGTGGTATTAATTGCGTGGTCTGTGATTGCAGTTTCATGGTGGTTCTGGACCATGATTACTATTATGTTTTTAGTTAAAATGATGATAAAAAATTCCATTGATTTAGTCGATGTAAAGACCGAAGTTAAAAAAGTTAGAGACGAAATTAGTTGACGTGGCCTTTATTTCATGTTATTATAAAGAATAGAAGTGGACTATGTGTTCGCCCCACTCAAAATATTCCGCACACTCCATTAACATAGGAGTTATAATGGCATTTTATTCAACTAAAACATACGGACACCAAATTGGCTTATCGGCAGTGTTTCGACAACCCAACGCAGACCATTCGCATTGTCATCTACTACACGGATACAGTTTGGGATTTAAATTTATATTTGGATGTAACAATCTTGATAATAAAAATTGGGCTGTGGACTTTGGTGGTCTCAAACCATTAAAGGCATGGCTAGAAGATAACTTTGATCACAAGACTGCAATCGACCAAGACGATCCATTCTTGTACAAGTTTCTTGAATTACAACAATTGGGATTGGCTGAGATAAGAGTATTCAACGGTGTAGGAGCAGAGAAATTTGCAGAACATGCGTTTTTATTTGCTGATAAGCTTATTCGCGAGGCAACACTTGACCGTTGCTGGTGTGTAAGCGCAGAGTGTTCCGAACATGGCGCGAACAGTGCAATCTTTTCCATTGACTGAAACCAAGGACGAAAAGCGACAAAGGAAGGCCAGTGTTAGAGCAGGCCTTCCTTTGGTAGCCGACTGCAAAAGATATGTCGTCTGTCTAAAGTGGGGTACAAAGTACAGCCCAGAATATGTCAACAACTTGTACAACATGGTTAAACGAAATCTCAGTGTGGATCATGAGTTTGTTTGCTTTACTGAAAACAGCAAGGGCATTGATCCAAATATTAGAATAGAGTCCTTGCCTGATCTGCCTGTAACAGGATGGTGGTACAAGCCTTACTTTCTCAGCAGCGATCTGCCGTTTGACGGAACTGTTTTGTTTTTAGACCTAGATTTGATTATTTTTAGAAGTATCGATAAACTGTTTACCTACAAGCCAAACAACAACTTTTTGATCATTAGAGACTTCAACCGCCAAGTCCGACAAAATTGGGACAGGATGAACAGCAGTGTATTTCGAGTTACTACAGGCACACACAATGCACTTTACAAAGACTTTACTTCAAATATACAAGTCCATACACGAAGATATCCTGGGGATCAAGACTTTATGTACAAGAACATAAAAGATTATGCGTTTTGGCCTGACGAATGGATGCAAAGTTACAAATGGGAAATGCGCGGACGCCAGGAACTTGTAATAGTCAACGGCAAGCGCACATTTAAATCACCAGGTAATCCGACTATTTTGCCAGATACTAGTATAGCAGTGTTTCATGGCGAACCTAACATCCACGATTGTATTGATGCATGGCCTCTTCAAAATTGGAAATAAGAGTATATAATACAGCATGACACCAAAACAAAAGAGATCTGAAATCAAGCGCATCCTATTTAAGCTAGACGATCACAACCGTTTGATGTTCAAAAGGATGTATTCAAATAATAACTTAGAAAAGGATATTGACTTGGTTGTCGACGACATGCCAGCAAAACAACTGGATTGGGCCTTACAACAATGTAAGAATACGTATTATAAAATCTTTAAAATACTAGCAGGTAAAGTATAAATTTTATTTTCTGCCTTTAGTCCATCCTAATAATAAATATTCGTCTAATAAATCTTTATCTATTCTTTTCCTTTGTCCTTCTTTATTAATCCAAACTGATCCTTTTTTAATTGGTGCCCACTTCTTTTTAATCCATCCTTGATTTATATAATCTTCAAGTTCAGCTTCTTCGCATAAAGTATATCTATTTTTGATTTTATGGTATATCCATATTTTTCCTTTAGTAGGAGATTTGGCATAACCCAACTGCCAGCCTTCCTTAAGGTATTTGTCTACTTCAAGAGAATCTATTGCTATTCGGTTATTACCTTTATAAACATAAACCTTTCCTTTGTTAGACGGTTCTACTCCTCCTAAAAACCAACCATTGTTTAAGAATTCTTTTAATTTAATTTTGTCAACTGCTATAACTTCGCCTGTGTTGGTATTAGTAATATGTCTAAGATTCTTTGATCCTTTATTAAATCCTCCGAAACCTCCAGTTACAATGTTGTAAACGTCAGACCTGCTAACAAATTCTTCAGTGACAATTTCTTTTTCTTTTTCGAACATCTCCTCAGGAGAATCGAACAGATGCAAAATTTCTCTTTTAAAGTTTTCTGCACCGTATTTTTTAATTGCATAGTGTAGCATTTTTCCACTACCCATGTATCCATCGTTAATGTCGTTAGTAGAGTGTGCGCCTATATAAACCTTACTGTTAATTAAATTTGTAGTTTTGTATATTAGATGATATTTGTTTTTTCTTGATTTTGATAAGTTTGCCATTGACTTCCCTTGTAAATAGTGTATACTGTATTTATACAATTGCTTGCAAATACGGAAAAAAATATGTTTAAACAAGATATAAAGCGGATTGGTTGGGCCTGTAAATACTTGCATCCGGATCAGACACAGAAGACAAAGATTCTAGAGGAATTACAACGTCCTCTAACCGAGCGGGCCACTACAGTTGCATGGCTTAACAGACAAACACGTGATGTCGCAGAACAGCGGCTATGGGACATTATGGTACACAACTCAGCTGCTGCAAAGAGATTGGTAGAATATGTTGGAACCCTTATTCCTGAACTTCGTATGGTTAGATTGGGTAGCAATCAGCTTCCTTGTGCTACCCATGCTGATTGGAGTTATTTTTGGACTCGTAGTGACGTGGTTGCGTACTGTGATACCCATTACAGAAAAGTCGGCGACGCGGCACGAGCCCTTGATGTGCGAATATCAATGCATCCCGGACAATTCGTCGTCCTTGCCAGTGATAACCCGGAAATTGTAAATAGAAGTATAGCGGAGTTTGAATATCATGCGAATCTCATCAGGTGGATGGGCTATGGACAGAAGTTCCAAGATTTCAAGTGTAACGTCCACATCGCAGGACGCGAAGGTCCAGCCGGTATCAAGCGTGCGCTTCAACGATTGTCTACAGAAGCACGAAACTGCATTACCATTGAGAACGATGAAAACAAGTGGGGCATCGAAGACAGCCTTGAATTATCCAAAGACTTGGCCCTGGTCCTAGATATACATCACCATTGGTGCAGAGAAGGCGAATACATATTGCCGTCTGATGACAGATTCAAGCGTGTGATCGACAGCTGGCGCGGCATTAGGCCTGCTATACATTATAGCGTGAGCCGTGCAGACGTCTTAGACGGTCATAGCGACTCTGTAAGACCCAACATGCCGACTTTGCTAGCACAGGGCTACAAAAAAGGCAAACTACGCGCACACAGCGATTTTATGTGGAATCATGCAGTCAATGACTGGGCCTTAGAATTTTCTCCACATGCAGATATTATGGTAGAAAGCAAAATGAAAAATTTGTCCTGCGAAAGGTTACATGAGCATGCACAACAGAAAACAAAAGTGGCTAGGCCGACCGGAGTTTCGAATAGCGATGCTGGAATGCATGTTCGTAATGTTCGGAGAGGCTGCATTCGTGCCAAAACTTGAATCAGATAACTGGCACAACCCAGATCATCAAACTATTTGCGACTGGATGATTAAGTATCGGACAATGGATACCAATGACTGTCGTTGTTTTAATCCTTTTGCGTTTTGCTGGTACACTGGCAAGAACATGTTTCTACGCAAGGCAACAACGGTAATGACAGTTGTCGATGGACCTGGAGACATTATCCGTCAGAAATTTTACTTTAAGCCCAAATATTATACCGTTTATATGTTGCTCAAATAATATTATTTGGTAATGCGTGCATGATAAATATCAGTATGAATCATATAAAACAAATGTATAGTCGCGTAAATGCACCTGCTGCTGATAAAAATCCAAACCGAGTACTTGGAGGACTCCGTGGCCAAGGAGTAGACCATTATTCTATGTTAGGCGAAGACGGCGTTGAACGCAGTGTTCCTACACAGAAATATGTACAAGGCCTAGAGCAAAAGCTGCGCGAACAGGATCAGCGAATGCAGACTCTGGAGAAAAAGATCCGCGGCGTAAGCAACGATCAAAAAGCAACTGCAACCACAGTTAACACATTGCGCAAGCCTTCATAACTTGCCAATTGGCAAGTTGCTGCTAGCACTCATTGTCCATACACTTTTACGCTCGACGCCCTTGCGTTGGGCGAACTGCTTTACGTTACATGCAGAACAAACATGAAAATAATTATTACTTAGTCTCTTTGGATCCATGCTCCCGCGTGATCTAGTAAATTCCGAGTTGCAATTATCGCAACGGAAATGTACAATTGTTTTCTTCCTAGAATAGACATGTTCCGCACCAAGCTTGCTTTTTCTTATATAGGATGTCTCAATGGTACTTTGTTTAATGAACATACTGTATTTACATTAAGATTATAAAAAATAGCAATAAATATATAGAAGGAATTATTATGAATATTTGCACACTAACTGAGTCAGCAAAAACACAAATTAATGCAATCTGTGACGAGAATAACGTTTATGGAATTAGTCTTAATTTAAAAGGTGGTGGCTGCGCCGGATTTGAGTACGATTGGGGAACAGTTGGCTCTGAGTCAGAGGTTCGCGCCGGCGACGAAGTGGTCGAGGCAGGCACTGGAAAATTTATAATCGGTTCAACGAGTTTAATGTTTTTAATTGGCACTGAGATTGATTATGTGCGCAGCTTGGTAGGTTCTAATTTTGAGATCAACAATCCAAATGCTGCATCGGCATGTGGTTGCGGCGTTTCGGTAAATTTTGATATGGATAAGCTAGCACAATCTGCTGTTTAATGGAGTTATAATATGGCAAAACAAGATGTTAATACCGGAGTAGAAGGAAACGACGGCACCGGAGACAGTATTAGAGAAAGTTTTCGCAAAGTTAATGAAAACTTTACAGAACTGTATGCAATCTTTGGTCTCGGTGGGAATATTGATTTTACCACTCTTACCGATACACCCGATACATTAATTGGCAACGAAGGCAAAGTTACTTTAGTAAAGCAAGACAGCACCGGAATTGGATTCTTTGAATTTGTTTCAGATGCTGGCACAAACGACCCAAGTGATCCTAAAAACACTGTGAGCTTTGAAGTTGCAGGGGATAAATTAATAGTTAAATCAATTAATGCTAAAATAAGTACCGATCCTGCGCCATCTGTGCAAAGTCCGTTTAGGATCGGTACAGTAGCGGCATACAGTAATTTTATACAGGATGCATTAGTCAGCGGCAATACTACTTCTCTTGTTAATGCATTTAATAACACACACGGCGCCCCGGTAATTAATGAAAATAACCTTTTGATATCAAAAGGTTATGCTGATATAAATTATGTAAATTTAGGCGGCGATACAATGACTGGAGCACTGGATTTATTCGACCACCCTACACCGTTTGCAGGACTAGGAACGCCAAACAGTCAGCATGACTTACAAGCAGCAACAAAATTTTATGTTGACAGCAGTTCTTATAGTAGCACCGTAAATCTTTATGTTACAAAAGCAGGCAATGATGCCCAAACGCTGTCTCCTCCTGGTAAAAAAGGCCGTAGCAACAGCTATTCGTTTGCTAGTGTCGAAGCAGCGTGTGCTAAAGCAGCACGAATACAGGAAGCATCCGAGGTTGAAGCAGGTCCTTATGTTCAAGTAATTCAATACCAAGACGGCACAGATACATTTAATTCTTATTTGCTGCCAACAGATAATTCGTTAACTGGATTTGGATACCAAACTGCAGGAAATCAGACAATTGTTGCAACAACAATTGAGTCTGAACGTGCCAAGATCATTACAGCTACAATGTTAGCTGTCAATGCAGAATTTCCTAATTTTGTTTATTCTGAAGCGACTTACAGTAGAGATATTGGACTAATACTAGACAGCGTTAAGTTAGACATCGAAGCAAGTACTACAACGATTAAACATAACTATTTGTCAAGATTTGCAGGACTTCGGTACTTTGCAAATCCAAATTCCGAAATTGCAATTGACCCAAATGGGCAATACACCGAAACAGCATTTGGAATTTTACAAGCCAAGACTCTTATACTTGCAGAAATTGCAAGTGCATTGGGCACAACTTCTGATCAGTGGTATACTGCTGTTAGCAACAGGTTTGACGATGTTCTAAATACAATTGACCAGACTACTGACGATCCAATGTTAGTCGAAGCACCTAACTACTATAATTTGTGGATTCACAGCGGACCGGACAAATATACTATTCAATCCGGCAATCCGTCTGATCTTACACCAAATGCTGATCTTATTCCGGGTAAAGTTATACTAGGAAAGACCAGCGGCGCTGTTGGCAGAATCGTAACCTATGCAAGAGGATCCGAAACACCCGGTAATCCTACTTATGACACAGTTGAATTAGAACTATTGTCATCAATTGAATTTACAGCCAACGAAGAATTAGATTTTGGTAACTTGGTTAAAGCAACACAAATTACAATTATTATCGAATCGGGCATATACGAAGAGCAACTTCCTATACGTATTCCTAACAACACTTCGGTCAAGGGTGACGAATTTAGACGTGTAATTATTCGACCTGCGCCTGGTGTGAGTCAAAGTGCATCAGCTAGAACATATTTTTATAGAGACGCAGTGCTCGACGGACTTATATTAACTAACTCCGGTGAAGCACAAATAGATCCAGACACCGGTGTTACTGCCGGACATTACGGATATCACTATTTAACCGATCCAACGGATCCTTTGAGTACGCCAAAGAACAACAGCGAGATAGATGTATTCTTAGCGAATGACGGTACCATTGTAAGAAACTTAACAGCGCAGCGCCAAGGCGGATTTATGATGGTGCTTGATCCCGAAGGATCGATCCAAACTAAATCACCGTACGTACAAACATGTTCAAGTTTTAGTGCAAGTAAAAATATTAAGACGTTTGCAGGAGGAATGTTTGTTGACGGATATACCTACAATATGCCTGTTACCATTACTAGTAAAAGCAACAACTTTACAATAGATGTTGAAGCAGCTTCAACATCTGGATTAGGAATTAGGCGTCCCAAGACTCCTGCATCGTATTTTGTTAACGGAGTGCGATACCAAATTAATGCTATTGCAAACTATGTTGCAGACAACGGATCTGGCGTTGCTAGCGCAACTTTAATCATAAGTGAAAACAGCAACAATGGCAACGGCTTTACTGCCAGCGCATCGTCTCAGCAGATTGTCCTGCAAGGTGCTGGCAACAAGTCAATGCTGGCAAACGACTATACCCAAATTAACGATTTGGGATACGGTATTGTAGTTATTAATAACGCACTAGCCGAATTGGTATCTGTATTTACTTATTATTGTCATATTGGTTACTATGCAGGCACAGGCTCACAGATTCGATCACTAACTGGTAACAACAGTTACGGTACATTTGGAATGATTGCTGCCGATAGTGACCCGGACGAAGAAGCGACTGCTATTACTCTTGCACAGGATCATGTTCAGCCAGCTAAGATATTTGCAGTTTCGCAAGAATTAGTGTTTGCTGGCGACCAAACATCGAGTCTAACCAACGGCGAAGAAATTAGCCAAAATTCGACAGTTGGCATTCTTGCGTTTGCCAACTATGACGGAACAGATACTACATTATTCATACAAAGTTCGACAGGTGGCGTATTTAATTCAACTGATAGTGTAACCGAACAAGGAGGGGGGTCACTTGGTGTGCCTAGTTCGGTTGTAAATCGAGGATTTACAGGCGCAGCCGGGGATATATCAATATATGTATACGACTTAAAAAATTATCCGTTAAATGCAAGCGAAATAGAAATTCTACACGACAGCGGATTGTATCAACCATACGACGTGGTAAATGCATCAGAAACTGTTGTAGAAATACCAGCTGCATCAATTACATCATTGTGCAACAGTGGAAGTGCAATTCAAGCAAAGATTTGGAGACTTGATCTGTCAAGTGGAGTTGTCACTGGTGATACTGGACTACAAGAAGCAACATCGTTTGGCACAATGGGTGTTTATAGATTAAAGCAAAACTTCTTAATTAATGGTATCGATTCGGATACATTTACTCGTCCAAGTACTGCACTTGTATTTGACGAGTACGATTTTACATATAGAACAATTGCATTTGAAAACACAATTGTTGGAAATATTTCAGTAGTTGGAATTCAGTCAAGAGTTACATTTGATACAAACTTTGAATACCTTGACTTATTAACTTCAAATGCCAGAGCAGGATATGCAATTGGTGCTGATTACACAGTTGACTCAAATATCGGCGCGGCAGCCTCGGGCGGTACTAATCTAGGCCAAACACAAGGTGACCTTAATCTAGCAATTGGTACACTTTTACCAATTGATCAAGACAGAATTCTAGGCATGGTCTTTACATGGGCAGGAAAGCTACACAAAGTTACAGGATATTCCGATGTTACTGACTCAAGTGGCACAAATAGCCTAGACGGACTAAGCTTTGGTATTGTAACATTTGAAGATGTGTACAGCATCAACCCAGCATACACTGGCACTGGGCTAGCAGCAAGAGCCGACAGCACCATTGGCGATAACATATCCATTAAAGCAGGACTCGAAGCAGGAGAAACTGGATCAGTTACTATAAACATTTCAACATGTCGTGCTACAAGTCATGACTTCTTGGATATCGGAACAGGCGGATACAATACTACTAACTATCCAGATAAAATTTACGGCGCACCTGCAATAAATGCAGTAACTGACGAAGAAAGTGTAGACAGTACAGGATTGAATGCTAAAGCACAAGTTCAAGAACGTACAAGAGGACGAGTGTTCTTTGCAAGCACCGACCAAGACGGATTCTTCCGTGTAGGTAGATTCTTTACAGTTGACCAAGGAACTGGACGAATTACATTTAATGCTGCACTTGTTCTTACAAACATTGACGGAATTGGATTCAAGCGCGGTGTGCGTGTAAACGAATTTTCAGCAGATACTACATTTACAAATGCAACTGCAGATTCGGTTCCTGTTGAAACAGCAGTTGAAGGATATATCAACAATCGACTAGGGTGGGATAGAAACGGATCTTTCATTAACCCAGCTGACATTATTGGTGGTGCTGCTGTTAAAAAGTCTGGAGATTCGATGACTGGCAACCTTAGCTTGGGCGGTAATCAAATTACCAATCTAGCTTTGCCTACTTCGGGATTAGATGGTGTTAACAAAAACTATGTTGATACTTTGATAGATCTGCAGAACGAACTTTCAGAATTAATTGATGTTACAATTACTACTCCTGCAGACGGAGACTTTTTACTATACGACGCAAGCAGTTTGCAATGGATTAATGCAGCACCAAGTACCGATGCTGCTGTTTCGGACATTTCGTTTGATTTAGCAAGTGGCCAAATTTCTGCACGCATCAACGCCGGCGCAGTTATTAATGCCGACGTTAACGCATCTGCAGCAATTTTACAAAGCAAGTTAAGTCTAAACGCAGCCACGACTAGAGCAAGTGCTGCCGGAATTACTGCAAACGATCGCGGTATAGTAAGCTTCAGCAGCAACACGTTTAGTGCAACCAATGGCTGGATTAATATTGCCAATAACGGCGTAACTAATGCTATGTTAGCAGATGATAATATTACGTTTGGAAGCAATTCAACAACCAGTGATATTGCACTAGGAAGCACTGTATTAATTAACGGAACCAGCAATGAAATTACAGTAGGTTATGCAAATGGGACATTTACAATAAGTCTCCCTGGTACTATTAATGCTAATACTTCTGGAAATGCTGCAACTGCAACGAATGCAGCAGTAACACCGCGAAATACAACTAATGCAGTGCATTATCCATTGTTTGCAACAGCAACTAATGGAAATCTTCCATTGTTTACCGACACTGGACTAACATACAACCCGGGTACAAATACAATGATAATTACCGGTACAGGCGGTCTTGCATTTACATTTAATGCAACAAGTGGAAGTCTACTACCTAGAATTAACGCGCCAACAGACAGCGGCCAGAGTATAGGCAGTGTTGCCAACAGATGGAATACAGTGTTTGCTACTACATTTAACGGTACTGCTACCGAAGCGATGTATGCCGACTTAGCGGAAAACTATCTCGGTGATTTAGATTATCAACCAGGAACTGTTTTAGTGTTCGGTGGAGACAACGAAGTTACAACCACGCCAACCAAAGGTGACAGACGCGTTGCAGGAGTTGTAACAACAAACCCTGCACACTTGATGAACAGCGCACTCAAGGGCAAACATGTTATCGGACTTGCATTACAGGGGCGTGTACCCTGTAATGTACTAGGAAAAGTTTCCAAGGGCGACATACTGGTTACAGCAGCTAAAACGGGTTATGCAATAGTTGACAACAATCCAGCCGTTGGAACTATAATTGGGAAGGCAGTATCTGAAAAGTTTGATGCAGGATACGGAACTGTTGAAGTAGTAGTAGGAAGAGTATAATGGTACAAAAAACAATTAATATCGGATCAGGTCCAAACGAAGGAAATGGTGATACACTAAGAGTTGCTATGGATAAAGTAAATGATAACTTTGACGAAATCTACAAGGGTCCAGTTATTTTAACCCAAGCAGAAATTGACCTGTTAACTCCAGAAGTCGGCATGATGGTATACAATGAATCGACTGGAAAGTTTCAAGGATATGCAAGAGACAACAGTACTCCTGGCTGGATAGACTTACATTAAAATACCATAAATATTTAAAACGGAGAACACAATGGCACTAGAACAAATTAATGTAGGTAATACACTAAATGACGGAACAGGCGATGACCTAAGGGCTGCGTTTATTAAAATTAATCAAAACTTTCAAGGACTAGACGTTCTATCTGCTGTAAACACAGGTACCTCCGGTGCCGAAGTTTATGCCGGCGCAATAGATGGAGTTGCAAACTTTAGGAAATTAGTTGCTGGTAATAATATTGCACTAGACCAGCTTGCTAACACTATTGTTATCAATGGTGTAGCAACCAGCAGTCGATTTTCTATTACAGGTGATACAAGTAGTTTAATTGCAGGGAATGGAATTAATTTAAATATACAGGGCGCAAATGGTATAGTTGTAGGAGCCGATGCTAATACAAATACTATTATGATAACAAGCGGAATAAGTTCTCTTAATCAATCACTTGATGCAGACAACAACGACATATCCAACGTAGGAACATTAGCAACTGATAATATTATTCCTACCAACATAAACGGGCTTGATTATAATACTATCATAGGAAGATACATCGAGGGGTTTGATTTTGGAACGTTTAATGTTAATTCGTTTAGTATTCTTGATTGGGTAGTAAGAGAAATTGGAGTCGAGCTGGGCACATTTTCTAATCCATCTCCTGTGTTAATCGACTTAGGTAACATTGTATAAGGAGTTATAATATGCTGCCAGAATGGACCGTGGCTACAAATCACGAGCTAGGAATAATACAAGAACGAAATGCGGTCAATATAGCTTTACCGTTGGCCAACACCTCGGGGATTACCACATCTATTATTAGTGGAGCACTGCCGGCCGGCTTACGACTCGAGGAAAATAGCATTGTCGGAAGACCTTTTGAAGTAACTACTAACAAGCTGAGCAATTTTGTTATAAGAGCCGTAGGTTCTGACGGAATTGCAGACAGAACATTTAATGTGATTATCCACGGTCCTGATGAGCCAGTGTGGATCACAGCCGAAGGAAACTTGCCAGTTGGTCCTAACAATGTGTTCTTCATTCTGGACAGTAGTATAATTGATTATCAACTGTTGGCAACAGACACAGATTTGCCAGCAGGTGATACACTGCAATATTTTGTTGCAGACGGAAGTGGAGACTTGCCGCCGGGTATTGAACTTACATTAGGCGGAAGGCTAATTGGCGTTGTTGATCCTCTGCTTGCACTAGACCGAAACATAATAAACGGAGGATATGACGTTCCGGTATACGGAAGCTTTCCGTTTGATTATAGCGTGGTGAGCAACAGTGGATTAGATAGTTTCTTTTATGATACTACATTGTATGATTTTAGCATTCCAACGCAGAATCCTAAAAAGCTTAATAGAAGATACGAATTCGAAGTAACTGTAACAGATGGCGATGATTTTGTAAAAAGACGATTTCAAATATACGTTGTTGGTGACGACTTTGCAAGAGCCGATAACACTATAATGAAAGCTGCTGACGGCGTGTTCACTGCAGACATGACGTATGTAAGAGCTCCGATTTGGCTAACACCAGCAGACCTTGGTGTCAAACGTGCAGACAATTATATTACTGTTTATTTAGATACTCTTGAAACAGCGGATGTTACAGGAGAATTGTTTTACTTCTTGGAATCTTATAATCCAGACGGTACTCCTAGTTTACTGCCTTCTGGGATGGCAATTGATCAGCTAACTGGCGAAGTAGCAGGTCGAGTTTCTTATCAGCCAGCAGTTACTAGGGAATATAAATTTACAGTATCTGCTCAGAGATTTAATAAGTTAACAGGAGTGGTTACAGTCTTTGGATCGTACGTGTACGATGTGCTAGCAGGAAACACTACTATTAGAATAGGAAAACTTTCAACTTCCTTTACTGATGGCCTGAGTGATTTACAGAACCTAGTTGATAAAAAAATTGTCATTGAAGGTACAGGGTATATTGTTGAGTCAGTTAACAATAGTAATCGAAATTATGATACAATTACACTAACTACTCCTCTTCTGCCTACATATATTGCACCACCGTTAACAGTCAACCGAACTGCCAACGGGACAGACTTCTTTTTTATAGAGAGTTTGTCGTATAACAATATCGATTTTTACTCTGGAAAAAGCTTAAACTTTGGCAGCAACGAATCATATCAAATTGACAACATCTATCCTTACATTGAATGGAAGATCACTTCGCCGTCTGCCTTAGAGATAGACGAAAACATGCTCAATGGCAGTACATTGGCGGAACATTTAAGTACACCCATTTACCCTGCATACATTACCAATGTGTCTAGTACCGAGATTGTATTACTTATCCCAGCTATTGCTAGAAACAGAATCACCACAAATATCAAACAGTTATTTTATAATGCAGATAGCAGTAATGTAACTGCTGAAATTATTGCAGATGTTGACAGAGTTGCTGTTGACAATGCGTTAACACGGGTTTTTAACAAAGGCCGCACGTTGAGTTTTGGTACTTACACTGGCGGCTTCTTTACTAGGGCGTTTGCAAGAAACGAAATCGAAGCTGCTAAATCAGATAAGACATTTACGCTTAGATTACTCGGAGAAGTTGACAGTACTATTTCCTGGTTGACCAATGCTGACTTAGGAACTCTGCAGGCAAACAGAGTTAGCACTATTAGTGTTAATGCCACTACCTCAATCCCTGGGGGATTTTTAAGATACGCATTAGTCGAAGGCAGTCTTCCACCGGGAATTGTGCTCAAGGCCGACGGAGAACTAGTTGGAAAGGTTCCTGTTAACGGAACTCCAACAGCGCCAGGATTAACCTTTTTCGATACAGGACAAACTACGTTTGACGGAGGTACATCCACACTTGATAGAGTTTATACGTTTAGTATAATTGCCAGAGATAGATTTGGATTTAGTGCAATATCGCAGGAATTTACTTTGAGAATTAGCGACTTGGACAACTTGACATACAGTAATATCTTTGTTAGACCATTTTTAAATAGCACACAACGACAATCATTCACTTCACTTATCAACAATTCAACACTTATTGATCCTGAAAACGTTTACAGACCAAGTGATCCAAATTTTGGCGTGCAACTAGATCTCAAGTCTTTGATCTATGGCGGAATTGAAACATCTAGTATAGAAACCTTTGTAAGTGCCGTTGCTAAAAATCACAAACGCAAAAAGTTCTTTATGGGAAAACTTAAAACAGCAGTTGCTAAAAAGCCAGGCACATCCAACATTGTCTACGAAATTGTTTATATTGACTTGATTGATCCTGCGCATCCTTTTACAGGTCACACTAGGAATTCGTTTAGTATCAACAACGGTGCAAATAAAATTACAGCAGACACTAGTAGATATAATGCATTGGACGACATCCCTAGTGATCCTAGGAGATATAGGCCAGCTACTGCAAATTCAATAACTGCCGATAGTGATGCAATAAAAATTTCGCAAAGTAGAGATGTAAAAAAGTATATTGCTAATATCGATAACATGCGAGAAAACATCAAAGCAACAGGAACAAGTTCGCGAGACTTCTTGCCCTTATGGATGAGAACGGCACAAGATGGTGGGCAAGTTGAGCTGGGTTATGTTTTGGCAATTCCACTAATTTACTGCAAGCCAGGAACTAGTAAGTTTATACAACAAAACATATTAAACGCCGGGTTTGACTTTACAAGTATTAACTACGATATAGATAGGTACATAGTTGACACTACAACTGGCAACAGCAACGAACAATATATATTGTTCGCAAATTATCAATTCAACGTGTAACAACGATAAATAATTAAAAGTTAAGGATTAACAAATGGCCAGTAAACTTATTAGTACAACAATAGACGAAAACTTCCCAGTAGCAGGGCAAGACAACGACAGTCAAGGATTCCGTGACAACTTCAATATTGTCAAGACAGCATTGGGTATTGCAGGGGCGGAAATTACAGAATTACAAGAAGAATCTGTATCCAAAGTTGTCGACAACAACTTTGGTAATAATTCAATTATACAAGCTAATTTTCAATCGTGTACAGTTGAATCAAACCTAACAGACGCAAATATTCCGTTAGTAGGCTCGGACTTAAATATTAGTTGGATAGACGGCCCGTCAGTATACGTTGTATCGGTTGATAACGATAGAACATTTAATATTTCTAATATGCCAGATGCGCAATATGCAGTAATGAGATTTGTTTTACTAGCCGACGATACACCTAGAAACGTTATATTTTCTCTTGTAGATGGCACAGTAAAAGTTGGAAGTAACTCTGTTAACCCAGTGGTAGTAACATCATCAACTAATCCAGTTGTTGTTGAAGTTTTCAGTTATGACAACACAGTATTATTTTTAAGAACAATTGGTGAGTTTTCTTAATGCATCCTAATTTACAAGATCTGTTAGCAATGACAGATCGCGATATCGAAAGTAAGATTGCAAGATTGAATTCTATTTACTTTATGACAACAGACGAAGATGTTCGACACCAAATGATATTGTTGCTGGATACGTTTAAAGTAGAGCAACAAACTCGCACACTGGCTGCAAAGAAAAAACAAGCAGAAAACCGCAAACCCGGCGATAATGATCTTGACAGTTTAATAAGAGTAAGCTAATATAAGCTATGCTCTTAAAAACTGACGACCTAGGGGTCCTACGATTTAACAATAGAAATTTAATGGATATGATTTACCACGGACACTTGGAAAAGTGTCATATGGTCCTCTGTGATCCAAGCGACGATGTTGACAAGTTTAATGCAAGGGCAGAGGAACTAGGATGCAATCTACTTATGCAGTATGTGCCGATTGATGTTGACCAAAAGACCTTTGACGGAGTATGTCAGAGTGAATGGTACATGCCAGCCGAGTACAAGAATTTGAATCTGTTATCCTACCTTAGAAACGCATGTGCAGCTCGTCTAGGATGCACTATAAACGAATTAGATCGTTATCCAAATTGGAATAGAACACTACAAGAATTAACAGAGTTTATCCAAAGAGGTATGGAAAACGTGCTACGTTATATGGTTTATCTTGTGGACTTTATGCGCAAAAACGATATTGTATGGGGTGTGGGCAGAGGCAGCAGCGTTTCGAGTTACGTATTGTTTTTAATTGGTGTACACCGAATTGACAGTGTTGAACACAACCTAGACTGGAAAGAATTTCTAAGATAAAGAATTGTATTCCAGATGTTCAATTACTGATTGACACTAGTCATAAGTAATGTTACATTATAAGGAGATATAAATGAAACAATCAGGTCGTAAAGTCTATAGAAGTGCTAATGGTAAGAACATTGACCTTGATCTCTTGATTTCTCGAAACGAACTAACTCCAGCAGTCGGTAATGCCAAAGTTAACGCACGCGGCGACGAACTAGGACCAGGTGGAAGAATAGTTCGAAAAAAAGAAGACGTATTAAAGGACTATTACACTCAGCAGTCAGGAGTAGCAGACGAACCTGTTATGAAGCAGACAACACTGTCTACGCCTCCATCTGAAGTAGTAGTAAAAAAAGAAATTGAGAAGCCAAAACCTACTACTGCACAACTCGACAAGTGGATCGAGGACGACGATGGAAATTTTGTTCAAGACAAATCTAAAAGTTCTACAGCTAAGAAAAGGTGATTAATGGCAGGAAATTTTAACAAGGTTTTTAAAGGTGATTTAAAACCCATACACGACAGAGTTATTGTAAAAGACATGCATTTTGGAGAACAAAAAACTCAAAGTGGATTGATTATAGGCGATGATAACGGAACAACGCGCGGCGTTTATGCACGTTGGGGACAAGTTCACGCCAAAGGAGCAACCAATAAAGACAGCTATAGTGTTGGCGATTGGATCCTAGTTGAACATGGTAGGTGGACCAGAGGTCTGAATGTCGACAGCGGATCCGGGCCTACTGAACTGCGCATGGTTGATCCAGCCGCAGTCATGGGGTGGCAGTCTGAAAAGCCAACTGGGTTAACATTTGGCAAAGAATACAAAGACGGAGAAGGCGCAACGTTTGATCCACAAGATTTTGTGAGAGTGTAATGGTAAAATTTTATAAATTATTAAATAATATTAGAATTTATTCAGAAAATGCAGTTGATCCAACTACAAATGTTGAGGGTACTAGGTTTTTTCATATTAAAAAAGACGGTAACCCACAATACTTCCAGTGTAGATGTAGTGGCGAGATCTATACCGGGTGGGCCGCGTCTGTGTTAGAAGAAACAATCGATAAAGAATTAACAGCAGAAATAGAGAAGCATTTTATGACTACACATTACATCGAAACTGGCGATTTACCGACAGAAGAAGCTAAAGAATTTGTAGAATCTTACTACGCAAAGCATATAGAACCAGTGACTCCATTTAAAGATATTGATAACTTTCAAATAGCATGCGATCAATTACCTAGTAAAGAAAATTACAACATGTACCTCAGTTTGATTGAGGAAGAATATGGTGAGTTGCAAGATGCTATTGACGACAATGATAAAGTAGAGCAACTAGATGCACTTATAGATATTCTAGTTGTAACTATGGGTGCTATTCGAACAGGTGGATTCGACGGCGAAGGCGCGTGGAAAGAAGTAATGCGCACCAACTTTGCCAAGGTAGACCCCGAAACAGGAAAAGTAAGGCGCCGTGAAGACGGGAAGATATTGAAACCGACCAATTGGCAAGGTCCAGCACTAGCACAATTTATAAAGTAACTTCTAAACTTTAACTTGACTCCTTGATGATCGCATGTTAATATATGTTATTATCAAGGAGTTTTTTTATGGCCTTACATGGCACAATTGATTTGGAGACATTGGATGTTGTCCCAAGCGCGACAGTATTAAGTTTAGGTGCTGTAAAGTTTAACCCGTTCAGCATGACTGCTGAACCACATTCAGAACTGTATCTTAAAATATTAATAGACGATCAAGACAAACTGGGCAGGACCAGCAGTGACAGCACAATTGCATGGTGGGGGAAACAAGACCCTGCTATTATGGAAGAAACTTTTGACCAGACAGGCGCTGTCACTGTTGAAGAAGCCCTTCAACAAGTAAGCAAATGGAGCATGGGAGTAGATGAGTTCTGGGGCCAAGGTTATGGCTTTGACTTTACAATGCTAGAAGATATGTATCGCAGCATCGGAAAACCTATTCCGTGGCAGTTTTGGCAGGTAATGGACAGTCGGACAATTACTAGACGCATGCCCAAGGACCCGCGCAAGGATATGCAAACTTCTTTGCACAACGCACTGGCCGATGCATACTACCAAGCAAAGTCAATTCAAATTATGTTTGATCACAACGGATGGAAAAAGTGACAACAGTCGATCTACAATCATTAAACAACGAAGTCGGAATAGGAACGTTGGAAGCTGTTCAGTGGTTATTGTTTAATCACGGGCCCATAAGTGAAGGCAAGTGGGACATGAAAGAACTAAGATACGTAACTTTTAAAAACGGCATTGATGCAACCTACTTTATATTGAAATGGAGTTAATACGTGGATAAACACCGATTACAGGAATTAGCTGGCAACGCGCCAGTGCCGCTACCTATGCGATGGTTTGATTACTATGCAGTGTTTATAGTTGCTGACTGGTCATCGGTCTTGTTATTCACTGGTATTAATTACGAAGGCACTTACCGGATTGCACCAGTGCTGCTTGTAGGTGCTGCTGTTCTACTAATTCAAGCATGGATTAAAATTTATTGTCCATTTCGAAGAGAACAAGAGCTAAAGAGGTTGTACAAATTCAATGACCAAGGATAATGTCCAAACGTTTGAAACAAAGATTGAAAACTTAAAATAAAGGAACAGCAATGGATAGCTTAGAAGATAGACTAACACAGTTAGCAGGCAGGCTAACAAAACTCGAAGAGCATTATACCAACACTACCAAAGAAGAGCTGACAGCCGAAGAGAAAGCACTCCTTGAGCAGTTAGATGCCACAATTAATTCATTGGACGAAGTATACCAAGAAGAAGCGGCTGCTAGACATGAACAAGCAGCGGATCCGCAAGACAAAGATGGGAACAGCATATGAAAGAATTATGGACAGACAAGTACCGGCCTAAAACAATAGATGGGTATGTGTTTCGCGACGACCAGCAACACTCGCAGGTAAAACAGTGGATAACCGGAAAGTCAATTCCGCATTTGATCTTATCTGGTACAGCGGGCACAGGAAAGACGTCAATGGCTAAAATGCTGATACACGAGCTTGATGTAGAAGACATGGATGTAATGGAAGTTAACGCTAGTAGAGAAACTGGAATTGACTTCATTCGTGATAGAATTGTTCCGTTCCTCAACACTATTCCATGGGGTGATTTCAAGGTAGTACTGTTAGACGAAGCAGACCGGCTGTCACCGCAGGGACAAGATTCACTGAAAGGTATCATTGAACAGTATTCTCCGTATGCTAGATTTATTATGACCACCAATAAGCCTAACATGATATCTCCGCCGTTGCACAGTCGATGCTTGCAATTCCACTTTGCTAAAATTGACCAAGTTGAATTTACTGCAAGAGTGGCACATGTTCTTATAGAAGAAAAAATACAGTTTGACATCGAAACGCTGGACAAGTATGTTAAAATTACATACCCTGACTTACGGAAATGCATCGGTCTTATACAAGAGAATTCGATCAATGGATCTCTTACCTCTGCTGAGAAAGCTGACACCGGAATAGCTGACTGGAAAGTTAAAATGGTTGACTTGTTTAAAGAAGGCAAGATACACGATGCACGAAAGTTATTGTGCGGAACTGTTCGTTCAGACGATATGGAAGAAATTTATCGTTGGCTGTACGACAACATCGACTTGTTTGGCGAAGAAGAAAAACAGCAAAACGCAACACTTATAATCAAGCAGGGCCTAGTGGATCATACACTTGTGGCTGATCCTGAAATTAACCTAAGTGCAACCTTAATTAGATTGGCAAGATTAGATGTCTGATAGAAAATTAAAGTTTATTTGGAAAACAGTATTAACTGCTATAAAATTTCCGTTTTTGATTTATATAGGAGTACTTCCATTTATTACAATATTTGGGCTTGCTCGAGGAATGCCTTTTCTTCCGGTGATGCTTACCCTATTATTAATTGTTGGAATAATTTCCGAAGTAATTAGTGCTATACTACAAGCCAGAGATGTATTATTTCTTGAAAATAAGGATATGATTGCTACACTAAAAGGCAAGGAATGACGTATATTGTAAACAATTTGGAGGATACACTAAATGCATCACACATTACATAAACATACGCAAGTATGTTCCGATCAGGGCCGGCAGTCCTGTATAGGAGGCTTTGGCGGACTATGACATATATTGTAAACGACGCTTGCATTATGTGCAAGTATACAGATTGTGTTGAAGTCTGCCCTTAGCCAGTAGATTGTTTCTACGAAGGAGAGAACATGTTGGTCATACATCCGGACGAATGCATTGATTGCGGAGTGTGCGAGCCCGAATGTCCTGCAGATGCAATACTTCCTGACACTGCGCCAGGAGCAGAAGAATGGGTCGAATTCAATCTCAAATATTCTGAGATATGGCCTGTTATTATTAGTAAGAAAGACCAATTGCCGACTGCTGTCGAAATGGACGGAAAAGAAGGTAAAATGAAATATTTTTCAAAGGAACCCGGAAATGAAGATGAATAGAATATGGAAGAAATTTTTTAGCACAGTGCTTGAGACAATAGCAGTTGGACTAATATGGATTGCAGGCTGCGGCGCCATCTTTGGCATTATTAGTTCTACACTGTATTTTGGGTTAGGAGTAAGCAACATAAACATTATAATGTCACTGTCATTTGTATTACCACTTGTTCTAGGAGGTATATCATTTGCATTGCGGATAGTTTATATAGAGTCTAAGTACGAAGTTGAAAAAGAAAATCAAAAATTAATGAGAGACATAAATTGATTAGAGCAATACTAGCATGCGACGACAACTGGGGGATTGGCAAAGACGGTGGTTTGCCGTGGCCACATAATCCTGCGGACTTAAAATGGTTCAAGGAATGCACAGTTGGTGCAGTGGTTGTAATGGGCAAGTCTACCTGGGACAGCTTACCGGTCAAGAGTCGGCCGTTGCCCAATCGCAACAACGTAGTAATCACCAGCAGTGTGATGGACAAAAATGGCCCGTATCATTATTTAACATTTGACGCTGCGACCAGTGGACTAATTGCAATGTCCAAATTACAACATGTGTGGGTCATCGGCGGCGCCCAATTAGTTAATGGATTACTTCCGATCATTAACGAGATATGGCTGAGTCGTATTGATGGCACATTTGACTGCGATGTTGCACTTCCGGCAGAATTAATCAAAGAAAAGTTTCTTCTGGACGCAACTACACCCGGCACAGATATCAATATTGAAAAATGGATCAGAGACAGTGACTAAAGCCGTGATAAAAAGCCACCGGTGGGATTATTACCTCTTCTAACTAATGAACAAAAATACAAAGCATTAAATTGCACAGATAATTTATATTTTGGCCCAGCCGAATATCTTATAAATAAATTATCTAAAGATACAGGAGACGAATAAGATGAAACATCTAGAAGAATTAGTAAGTGATAAAGAGCAGGTAATTGATGATAAAACTGCAACATTCCTTTCATTAAAGTATGGTGACGATTGGAGAGAAGAGTTAATTGATAACTATTACGTTGACGAAGGCATGCCAAGTAAGGCAAGAAGTATTGCCCTCGAAATTATTTTAAAACACGCAGGAGTTAAATAAGATGAAGCAATACCATGAAGCTCTAGAATTTATTCTAGCCAACGGCAAAGATCGCGACGACAGAACAGGTACAGGTACACGTGGAGTATTTGGATATCAAATGCGATTTGATTTACGCAAAGAATTTCCAGCAGTGACTACTAAGAAACTTGCATGGAAAAGTGTTGTTTCGGAATTGCTTTGGTTTTTAGAAGGCAGCACCGACGAACGTAGGCTTGCTGAAATACTATACGAAAAACCAAGAGAAGAACTAATAGGCAAGAATACCATATGGACTGCCAACGCAGACAAGCAGGCGCGAGACCTAGGATACAAGAACACCCCTACAGAGAAGGATCTAGGGCCCGTGTACGGCCATCAGTGGCGAACGTGGGATGCACAGCTAGGATACGTCGACCAGATAGCACAAGTGCTAGAAAGCTTGCACAATGATCCGTACAGCAGAAGACATATTGTAAATTCCTGGAATGTCGACCGTGTTCCTGTAATGGCGTTGCCGCCTTGTCATACCATGTTTCAATTTTATGTACAAGATGGAGAATTAAGTTGCCAATTGTATCAGCGTTCAGCAGATGCACCACTTGGGTTGCCATTTAATATTGCCAGTTACAGTTTGCTTACACATATGTTTGCACAACTCCTTGGGCTAAAGGTTGGTGAGTTTATTCATACCTCTGGAGATTTACATATCTATCAAAATCAAATGGAAGGAATAAAAGAACAACTTAAGAGAGATCCGTTACCAGGACCGACATTGGAAATGCCTGAGTTTTCAAATTTAGATGAGTTAATAAAAACAAAACCTAGTGATTATAAGTTGATAAATTATAATCACCATCCTGAAATTAAAATGCCGTTTGCTGTGTAATTTTTCTTGCTGTTCCTTTCAATAAGATAGATAAAGAAAGGAACAGCAATGCAAGGAATGTATTATATAGAAAATACTAAAACTCAGCGTAGATATTATGGAAGCTCGTTTAATATAGAAAAAAAAAAACTAACTCAACATTAACAAGATTTAAAAAAAGGAAAACATCATAATATACAACTACAAAGAACTTATAACAAGTATAGCAAATTTACACGCAACGATAAATCGTATAAGACAAGGAAAACTCCCAACAAGGGGAACTTTTAAAGGAGTAAGTATCTATGAAATATAACCCGATGCCTAGTATCAAAGCGCCAATGGCAGTATGACAGGCAAAGTATCAATCAAAAACAAATATGCATGGTTACCAAAAAAGCTTACCAGCAGCAAGTGGGTGTGGCGGCGTCGTTATATAAAAATTAAGATGACCATTGCTCCGATTGCGGGAACACCGCTTCATGTAGTAACGGTGGAATCATACACACCAAATGACTATATGCTGTTATCGCTCACACGAGATTTTAAAAGAGAAGCAGAAGAAGGTAACCGTGCGTACTATTACTAGTAGAGAAGAAGACAAAGCAGAGACCTGGAAAGCATTAAACAAGCTGCCAGTACAAGTACCAACAGATGCCGCTTTATTTTATTGTCCGTATATTCCGTTACAAATTGTCGGAGCCGTTCCTTCATCTACGACGCCCATAAAATTTAAAACACGGTATGAGATAACACAATGAGTAGAGAAGAAGATAAAGCAGAGACCTGGCGCATAATAAGTCAGCCGCAGGAACGTCCTAATATTAAAGTATTAAAACAACAAGTACATAGCAAGTCGCGGGAATTGAGCGCAACGTGGGCCGTTGAAATGGATGAAGAAATGGAGTCTTATTACGGAATAAATGTCAAGGAAGAACTGCAAAATGCTGTTATAAAGGAAATGGCCGATAGCATCGATCAAGAAATACTAAAATCATTAAAGGGGAAGTTTAAATGATGGGAGTTAATTCAGGATATACGCCAGGGCCTGCATTGCCAGAGCGTGCTATTCAGCAAAGATGGGCATGGCTTCCGCTCAAAAGCAACAGTGGTAAGTGGATTTGGAGAAGTTACTATGTACAGGTAAAAATTTACCAGGATGCTGATGGTAAGACACCGATAAAAGAAATTTACTGGAATTATATATTTACTGAAAATGAATATCTAGTATGGCTACTAAAGAATCCTGTGCCACTACCTCGAGGCAAGCTACAGAGTGTAGGAGTATAATTGCAAGTAAGCCAACTGCTAATGTGCCGCCAAAAGATCTTAGGCGGAGTTGGTTGATTAGCTAGGTCCCGTTGGGAACCTAGCATTTTTATTAATAGTCGCCGTATACCCGAAGGACTTCTTTAACAGCAGCATGTCTTTCGATGTCGCTGTGTTCAAACTCAACAACTGAAATATGAGTTGCATTAAATTCTTTCACTTGTTCAACAAAGTTAAGTAGTCCATTGTCTTTGAGCCTGTCTGCCTGTGCAAGGTCGCCGGTAACAGTCATCTTAGATCCTGTTCCGATACGTGTTAGCAACATCTTCATTTGATTAGGTGTTGCATTTTGCATTTCATCTGCAATAATATAGGCGTCTTTGAATGTTCTACCACGCATGTATGCAAGTGGAGAAATTTCAATCACGCCTTCTGCAATCATGTTTTCAATTTCATTAGCGTAGAAGTATTCTCTAAATACATCAAAAATAGGTCGTGTCCAAGGAGCCATCTTTTGCTCTAGTGTACCAGGCAGGAAGCCCAAATCTTCATCTGCGCTCACGGCTGGTCTTGTAACAACAATGCGATCAACATTCCCATCTAGAAAGCTTTTTACTGCCACCTGACACGCCAACATGGTTTTGCCGGTTCCTGCAGGACCTATTCCGAAGACTATGTCTTTCTGCTCGTCCGTTAGTTGTAACACGTAAGTTTCTTGATTTCTATTTCTTGGGATGATATCGACAGTTTTCTTCTTCTTTGGAAGAAAACTGTTAATTTTAACAACATTAGTGTTTGTGTTGTTGGTATTATTTTTCAAATAGTTCGATTGCTTTTTATTATTGTTAGCTCTAGCTTTACCCATTCAGTCCTCCTGTAGGCAGTTTGACAGAGTGATTGGTCCTTAACAGGACGTTATATTCCCTGCACTTATATTTATCCCCTAGTGTCGTGTTAAAACCACGCATTGAATACAAATGATAAATATAAGTAATACAATTTAGGAACTTTAATGAGCAACATTCTTGACGAATTAGATGTAATTAAAAACATCGAAGGTATGTACGAAAGCAATAGTGCGTTTGAAGTATTAAAAGACTTCGAACGTGTACTCGATGAACTCGACATTTACGTTTACAAAAATTGGCAAGACGGCGAACTTGCTGCTGGCCCAACAATTGATAGACATTGGATTTCAGCTAAATTTTTCTGGAAGAGAGATAAGATGCCAGACCCAATGGGCGGCAAGCGTCTTCTTGATTATGACTGTAAAGTGTCTTATGAAAAGTCGTACATTGCAAAACCAAGAAAAGTAAGAACTCAAGCCGACTTGCGGACTGGTACTAAAAAAGGAAAAATGGAAAAATCTCCTATATGGATTGTTGAAATTCGCATGCCCAAGAAATTGCTTGCTGACATGTATGCTGCTAACTTGGAAAACCTGGATGACATAACAGACGCCGATGTAGAAGAAGAACCGCAGAATGCACTACCGGACGAGATATCACCAGAGGCGGAAGATCAAGCAGCACCGGACGCTGCTGGCGACAACGGAGGTGCTTTGTAATGGGTCTTGGCGCACGTGATTTAAATGACATGGTTGAACAGGTTTTTGAAATTGATTCGTACAGTAGTAAAATGGGAAACGATTCATCCATTGTTGTTGTAAGTTTTACTGTAAGAGAAGAGGCACCCGCACAGGACCTTGTGGCATTTATCGAAAAGGGCTACGGCTTTGTACTAGATGCTGATTGTTCAAGTGGTGAACAAGACGACGGCATGTATCGAGTGTTTGTTGAAATTGAAAGAGATCCAGAAGTTGTTGAACAAATTATGGAATTAATGGATGGCGTTTCAAAACTTGCTGGAAGAAATGACTTTGAATTTCGGTATTACAAAGGTTTTGAAAGCAGACCTCTTACTGTAGAAGAATTAACAAATAGTATTCCTACTGACAAGACATCTTATGAATCTGTAGTAACTGAAACAAATATGAACAACTTTAAGAATTTCTTTAACCGAAGTTATTTAGACGAAGTAACGCTTACGCACGACCAAACACTTAGTATAAAAAAAGTGTTTTCTGACCCAGTTGTATTTAAAGTCAAAGGGTTTGGCGAGAGTGTACAGATAGATAATGCAATAAAGGAAAGAATAAACGTGGATGCATACGCCGAACTATTGTTTTTAACAAAATACATAGGCGATTATAATATAACAAAGTTTGGCGATCATACACTAACCTTTGAAAACAGCGGACACATGTTAGTCCTAGAAAGACTATAAACAAGGAATAGATAATGACATTTAAATTTAATTTTGAAGAGAATATGACCATCGAGCTACTACGAGGTAACAGCGAAGCAGACGATTGGCATGATGCAATGTACGAGGTCCTGCCACTTTGGGACATAGATACAGTTAATCGAGTCGCCGGATTTATATCACAATGCAGTCACGAATCAGGAAACTTTGCAAAGCTTTCTGAAAATATGAATTATAGCGCAGCTAGATTAAATGTAATATTTCCAAAGTATTTTAAAAGGGCAGGACGTGATGCAAACTCATACCACCGTCGCCCAAGAGCTATTGCAAACGTAGTTTATGCAAACAGAATGGGCAATGGCGATGCAGCAAGCAACGACGGATGGAACTTTAGAGGCGGTGGCTTATTACACCTTACTGGAAGAAACAACTATACTGCATTTGGCAAAGCTGTTAGAATGTCGCCAGAGCAGGCTGCTGTATATGTAAGAACCAAGAAAGGTGCAGTCGATAGTGCATGTTGGTTCTGGGAAGAAAACAATCTCAACAAGTTTTGCGACAGCGGCGATGTTAGACAATTGTCAAAAACCATTAACGGTGGGTGGAATGGGTTGGCTCACAGGATAGAGAACTGGGATCACGCTATTGCAGTCCTTGGTGGCGAAGTTAACGTACGATTTGAGACAGTGCGCATAGGAAGCAGAGGCCCAACTGTTCGGGCAATACAAGAAGAACTTGAAATTACAGCCGATGGAATATTTGGAGTCGGAACCGAAGCGCACCTAAGAGCATGGCAACAAAGTGCCGGACTAGTAGTTGACGGAATTGCTGGACCAAACACATTAAAAAAGCTACTAGGATAAACACATGAAAATAGCAGGTGTATTATTGATTGTTATTGCAGTACTGTGTGGAGGATTTTACTGGTATTATCAAAATTCACAGAGCAGAATCGAAGCTCTCAATGCCGATAATGCAACACTAACGATAGCAGTTGACTCAAACGAAGCTGCTATCGTTTCATTACAGCTGGACTACGAACTTGTTCAACAAGAGAGTCGCCGTGTAAATCGTGAGTTTGCAAATGTACGCAGACAAAACAATCTACTAGCCGAAAAACTAGGCGATTCTGATATTGGGTTCTTGGCTGCTAGCAAACCTGAATTAATCGAAAGACTAATCAACAGAGGAACAGAAAGTGCCGGACGATGTTTTGAAATACTGTCAGGTGCGCCTCTAACACAACAAGAAAGGAATGCAACCGATGCGACATCTTTTAATGCTGAGTGTCCTTGGCTTTGGACTAATGGCATGCAGCCCTGAGCAAGAAGTTCTAAAAATTTCAACTACTCCTGTTGCTAGGCCAACACTGTTACTGCCGCAAGCAGACGAAGTAGTGGCGCGGCCGGTAGAATGGATAGTTATTACGCCCGACAACTTTGAAGAAAAGATGTCAGAACTTGCTGCATCGGGGGAAGCAGTTGTGGTGTTCGGAGTTACCGGCACCGGCTACGAAAATTTAAGTTTGAACTTATCAGACATACGGGCATTAGTTGAACAACAACAACAAATTATTATAGCATACAATCGTTATTACAATCAATCAATCAGGGCACTAGACGGAGCAGTAATAATAGACTAATACCGGCATTTAGGAGGGTACCAATGCCAAGAGAATTTCCAGAAGACGTTGAACTTGTTTCTCGCAATAGGCGCAATCTTACAAACAAAGATGCCGCGCACAACCAAGTCTTGCCCAGTCGCACAATCGAGCTAGACTCAGAAGTTGATGCTACTGCAAAAGACTTCGGGCCAAATCCTTATAAAAAATGGATACACATGGCTAGAGCATTTGATGCCTGGCGGCCATTTCCAAGACTGTTTATTGGTATATACATCTACATATTGCATCGTTCTATTGAATGGTACTTGGCGTTGCCTGACCCAACCTTGGAACAAAGCGGTTTTATTTCTGTTATCGTAGGAGCAGGCGCTGCATGGTTTGGTCTCTATGTCGGATCCGGTAGGCACAACAGATAACCTTCAATAAGTATATGCATGAACCATTACAGCATATTAGGCGTTTCTAACACAGCGAGTCAGGATGACATTAAGGTAGCATATCGAAAGCTTGCCAAGCAACATCATCCTGACACTGGTGGCGACGAAACAAAATTCAAAGAAGTTAACGAAGCATACCAAACTTTAAAAGACGAAGACAAACGACGTGCGTACGATCAACCGGCACAAGAAATGAACATTGACCCGAACAACTTTGAGGATATGTTTTCATCATTCTTTAACCAGCGCACTGTACAACGACGCAACAGAGATATAAAGATCGCTATTAGTATCACGTTGGAAGAGGTTGCATCCGGCAAAGAAATAATAGCAAAATATGTATTAGCAACTGGCGAACATACAACTGCAACTATTAAGATACATCCTGGTGCCGAAAACGGCGAAGCAATTAGATACAAAGGGCTCGGAGACAATGCTGCTAGTCAATTGCCGCGCGGCGACTTGTTGGTATTCATAAATGTACTAAATCACGAAAAGTTTGACAGAGACAAAAATCACGTGTATACTACATATGAGATCAACGTACTTGACCTTATACTAGGCACAAAAATAAATATTCAAACATTATTAGGTCACAATATTGCAATTAATGTGCCTGCAGGCACACAACCCGGCACTATTATGAACGTAGCAGGGCACGGGTTACCTAACTTAAAGACCGGTGCCACTGGAAGTTTCTTTGTTGTGTTAAAAGGAAAAGTTCCAGTACTTCTCAAAGACGGCATTTTAACAAGGATCAAAGATATAAATGATGAAATTAATAACGGCGCCTAGTGTGTTGCTCGAGTCACCGGTGTTACCGTTTGACATAGAGAAAATGCATCCGGGGCCAATTGCACTAGACATGATAGACTTAATGAATGTACAAAGTGGGTTAGGGCTAAGTGCAAACCAGGTAGGGTTAAACGCACAAATATTTGTTATGAAAGCAATACTAAACAAAACTTATGGTTCGCCATTGGTGGTAATTAATCCAAACATAAAAAGTATAAGCAATGTAAGAGAAGAAGGCGTCGAAGGATGCCTTAGTCATCCAGGATTGTACTTAAAAGTCAAACGGCCAATAAGTGTTATAGTAGAATTTGAGACGTTGACAGACGACTCAAAGTCTGTTATAAATGTAGAGACCAAGTTTGATGACATTGATGCCAGAGTGTTCTTACACGAGTATGACCACTTACATGGCATCCAATTTATTAATAGAGTCAGTAAACTTAAACTATCAATGGCTGAAAAGCGTAGAACCAAGAAAGAGCATATATGATTGACCCAAGTGAAGCGTTAAAAGTAGTATTCGACACGGCAGTAAAAGATGCTGTAAATAATCAGCACGAATATGTGACGCTGGAGCATTTGCTTAGTGCAATGGTAGACGATCCAGAGTTTAAAGATGTTATTATAGGATTTGGTGCAGTTCCGGATCTCATGAAGATTAACTTAGACAACTATGTTAAGAACAAGTTAGCCGACATCAAAACAGATGAGGAAAATTACAAGCCTAAAAAAACACAAACTGTGGAGCGGGTATTAAATCGTGCATTTGCGCAGATACTGTTTCAAGGGCGCGACCAAATTGAAGTATGCGATGTGTTTATTAGTTTGTTAACCGAAAAGCGGTCGTATGCATACTTTGTTACACAGCAAGCAGACATCGACAAAGAAAAGTTTCTTGCGTATATTAGCGATGATGTCACTGAGGATGGCAGCGGCAAAGGCCCCGAGAATGCAGGGCCTGCTAACAAAGCGCTCAAGGCGTTTACATCAGACCTTAACCAAGAAGTAATTGATGGGAAAATTGATACCGTTATTGGTCGTACAGACGAAATTGAACAAGTTGCGCTAGCACTAGGGCGACGAAGTAAAAGTAACGTATTGCTAGTTGGCGATCCGGGCGTGGGTAAAACTGCTATTGCCGAAGGACTTGCATGGCGTATTCAAAACGGCGATGTTCCGAAGTTTTTGCTAGAGTACAAAGTGTTCAGCTTAGATATCGGTGCAATGCTTGCAGGATCCAAGTATCGAGGCGACTTTGAAGAACGCTTCAAGCTTGTGCTTTCTGCATTGCAGAAAAAAGGCAAAACTATTATGTTCATCGACGAAGCACACATGATTAGCGGTGCAGGCTCAGGTGGACAAAACAGTGCAAACGATCTTGCCAACATGCTTAAACCTGCACTTAGCAAAGGCAACATCAAGGTTGTTGCATCAACAACTTGGGAAGAGTATCGTAAGTACTTCGAAAAGGACCGTGCGCTAATGCGTCGCTTCCAGAGAGTAGGGGTCGAAGAACCGTCTGAGCAAATGTCGGTGGATATCCTTAGAGGTATCCGCAAGTACTACGAAGACTTCCATAATGTTACCATCACAGATGAAGCAATTGACGAGGCTGTAAAACTAAGTATCAAGTATCAGCCAGATAAGAAGCTTCCAGACAAAGCAATTGATCTAATTGACGTTGCTTGTTCTCGCTTTAAAGTAAATGAGCAAGAAAAAGACTGTGTGGTAAATGCAACAAATGTGCAGTTTGAACTTGCAAAGCTTGTTAACATCCCCGAAGACCGTATTGCTGAAAAAGAAACATCAAATCTTGTACACCTTGAGGGAAATCTCAAAGGCAGTGTATACGGACAGGATGAAGCAATCAACAACATTGTTGACAAGATTCTTGTCAACCAAGCCGGGCTAAAGCCAGACGACAAGCCAGTTGGCAGTTTTGTGTTTATGGGTCCTACAGGCACAGGCAAGACAGAGACTGCCAAGCAACTTGCACATCACCTTGGTGTAAAGCTTGTACGGTTTGACATGTCAGAATATCAAGAAAAGCACAGCCTTTCCAAGTTCATTGGATCTCCGCCGGGATACGTCGGATTTGATGACAATGCCGGACAACTAATTGTAAAGCTGCAAGAAAATCCCAACTGTGTGCTGTTGCTAGACGAGGTTGAAAAAGCGCATCCAGACGTAACATCTGTGTTGCTTCAGCTTATGGACAATGGCAAAGTAACAGGGTCCAACGGCAAAGAAGCAGATGCGCGCAACTGTGTGTTGATCCTTACTACCAACTTGGGCGCAAAAGATGCCGAGAAGAACAACATTGGCTTTGGAGACTCTATGGAAAGAGAGTACGATAGTAGCGAGATGGAGAAATTCTTTGCCCCTGAGTTCCGTAACAGACTTGACGCCACGATCACGTTTTCCAAACTAGGTAAACCGGTCATGTTAAAGATTGTTGGGAAATTCCTTGGCGAACTTAGAAAGCAAGTAGAAGCCAAGGGTATCAGCGTTACTGTTTCCAACGAAGCATTGGACTATCTTGTCGACAAGGGCTTTGATCCAAAGATGGGTGCAAGACCTTTGCAGCGTGTTATTGACAAGGACATCAAGCGTCCGTTGTCGAGAATGATGCTATTCGGCGAACTTAAGAACGGCGGAACTATTAATATTGGCGTTGCCGATAGCAAAATTGATATTAAGGTAACTGCACATGAGCAATCTGAAACTGCTGGAGTCTAAGAAGCTACACTATAAAAAGTATCTTTACAAACTAAAAGTTTCAAACCCTGTTTCACATATCTTTCGTACAGAACGACAACGTGGTGGAAACCTAGAGTTTGCAAGGACTCAGCTCGATGAATATTTTGAAAGATACAACGCAGGCCAGCGTATAATTGCTTGGCGCTTCAGGTCAGGTGACGATGTTGAGATTAGGTTAATCGAAGAGGCTGATTCAATATATCATATACTACACAGCGCATCAGGATACCTGATGCGCTGTGAGTTCCGCACTATGATAATTTACTCTAACGACAAGCAGATGTTACTTGATATAAGTAAAAAAATAACCAGTAATGAAGTAGAACTTTGGGAACCAGACAAGTCTGTTGTAAAGTTTCTAACAAACAACGCAGATATAATTATCGTTGACAAGCCTACTGAGTTTCCTTATAAAATAACACTCGGACGAGAACCGGGCTCGCCGTCGCTTGCTAGTTGGATTAAAAATAACACTGACAAAGTTAAGATAGGATCAATCTTGCTTGAAAATTTGCGTGTTGGTACATCATGGATACAAGGTCAATACTTTTTTGTCAAAGACGAAAACATTATCTTGTTACTCCAGTTAATGATTAGTAAAAATATAAGCAGAATAGATAAGTTGGTGTACAAAGGAGATATAGATAAATAGTTATATGTCGAATAGTAAAATCATATTATCTGGTCAATCATATTCTGGGGACGGAAGTCCCCAGAATGTCATCGGAGAACCATACAAAGGCGACGGCTTCTACGGAAGATCCGACGGAGTACATACTGTACAATACAGCGTAGTAGAACTGATAGGAACTGTTGTAATGCAAGCAACACTCGAAACTAATCCTTCAGAATCTGACTGGTTTTCAGTTGCTGAATCAACCCATGCTAGCTTATCCACTAATAGCAACGAAAGTAATGGGTCTTATATTAAGAACTTTACAGGGAACTATGTTTGGGTAAGAGCAATAATAAACAACTGGACCGACGGAACAGTATCAAGTGTACTACTAAATCATTGAGGCAAAAACATGGATAACTTTATAAGCATAATTTGGAAAGAGGGCAAGTTGGACGAAAGTGCAGTTGTTGAATCAATTATAAATTTGGCAAACATACCACTTACTGAAGACGAAATTGATTACAATCTTGAGGAAAGTATACACGGAGAAAATGTGTTGCGCATTGCAATAAGTGAAGCACTCGGTGACGAAGATAGTCACGCACTTGCAGAGTCAATTGCAGAAAAGGTATTCGACTCAGGGTTAACTAACTTTGACATAGAAATTAGTGCAAAGGAATAATTATGAAAATTAACGAAATCGAAGACATGTCTGATCTCGATCCCAATGCACCGCTGCCGTGGAACATGGCAGATGATCTAATTTCTTATATGAAAAACGAATCTGGGTTCTATAGAAAACACTTGTATCCACTATTACTAGATGTACAAGAAGTTGTAGCAGGCGGTGGCAAGTATAATAAAAAAAACTTTATTCCAATTATTGAAATTGCAATCAAGCAATATGTTAAAAAGTTTAATATTAATCGCAGACCCGAAACTGTAATGTCACCAGCAGACAAAATGGAATGTGTTAACAAACTTTTGGCCGACGAAGTTGAAAACTTACGAGCTGGAGAATATTAATGCATTTAAGAAGTCTGTTTGAAAATAGCAACAAAACTGCGGTTGTTGCGTTTGGTCGTATGAACCCTCCTACAATTGGCCACAAAAAACTGGCCGAAGCAATGTCAAACTTACCCGGTGACAGTTTTATGTTCTTGAGTCATACACAAAAAGGTAAAACTGATCCGTTGGATTTTGATACCAAGCTGAGTTTTGCAGAACAGTTTTTTCCCGAAGTTACAGTTGGCGATAGAAATGTTCGCACAATCATCGAAGCATTGAAGTCAGTTGAAGCACGTGGATACAGCAGTGTAATTTATGTTGCTGGGGAAGATCGCATTGACGAATTTGCCGAACTAATTCACAAATACAACGGAAGAGAATACAACTTTAGTAACATTCATATTGTAAGCGCAGGCGCACGAGACCCTGACGCACTCGATGCCGCAGGTATGAGTTCTAGCAAGCTGCGACAAGCTGCAACAGACGGCGACCTTAATGAGTTCAGTAAAGGAGTGCCAGTCGTTAGCAACGCGCTTACAGCAGCGATGTACGAAGCTGTGCGCGCAGGACTTAGCACAAAACAAAGTACAATTACAGAAGTATTCGACCGTCCATATAATTGGCAATGGACAAAAAATAGCAAGGATGCACTAACAGCACAATTTAATACCAAAGAGGCCGGTGCAGTTACAGTTGCAATTGCTGCAATGTCAAAAGATAGTCCTAACTTTGAACTATCTTTTCAAAAGGGCGGCAGTATAAAGCGTAGCGGAGATGGCGACGAGTTCGCCATCTTTTCTACAGTAATGAGTATTATTGGTGCTTTTCTAAAGACGCGACCAGACGCACAGAGCATGTCATTTGTAGCAAGGCGTGAAGGAGCAGCAGCAGAAGATCCTAAAATTAGAGACAGCAGAGCATCGCTGTACAAAAAAATAGTTCAGCGGTTTGCTACGCAGAATAACTTTGAATTTGTTTGGGACGAAGTTGGAAGAATGACAGAATTCTTGATACGTAAAAAAGAAACTATTGACGAAGACGCATCTGTGCCAGATCTGCCAGCAATGCAACAACAGCCTAAGAAACAACAACAAACCGACAATCCGCACGCACCTGTTACTCCTGCACTTCTAAAAAAGCTAGAACAGTATCTTGACAAGTTGTTTGCAAGACTAGGAATTGATGTCGAATTTACTAGACACTTCTTAGACAGAGTAAACGATCAACGAAATGTAACACAGATTACCATACAAGAATTAGTTATATTGTTTAGAGCAACTTATAGCAAACACGGTAAAGCAATTGCAAAAATGGGGCCAGACGCACAAGCTGTTATCAAAGACATGCAAACTGACATAAATCTTCCGTTTGTTTTGAATTGGGACAATAAAAACAGAAAACTAGATCTTGTTGCTAAGACGGTTATGCGCAAGAAAAATTTTAAGACACCGGATACGGAATTAAGAGTATGATGGATGTCGAGGATCTTAAAAGACTAGCGGGTATAACAGGACAGGATAGATATACCGAGATACAGTTTGAAGACCCACTTCGGGTTGCTGTCGACAACCGTGCAAGAGAAAAGAACGAAAACATTCACCCTGGAACCAAAGAGTGGATGGGTATGTGGTTTGGTAATGCTAATCCGTACAGTAATCCTGTACAATTTAGAGGCCGTGCACGGAAATGAACATCAGCGACTTGCTAAATGAAGATGGTAGGATAGTCAAGGGTGTTAATACTACTGTGGATGTCGGAACTAATCAAACCAAAATCGAAGCTGAAAAATTTAAAAACACAGTAACCATTGACGGATTCCCGCCTTTTTTGCGCAGCGATGGTAAAAAAGCTGTAGTCGAAAGAAGCATGATGGAACAAGCATGCATCGACGGCGGTCATGACATTAGCGACCTTTATTCTACAAAGCTGTTTGATTGGAATAAATACTAGTATGTTAATAAGAGAATTCAGTACAGCAGCCGGATTTGCTATATTCATAGCCAATGTCAAGGTGCGGCAAAAATATTACAGCCAGTGGATACCAGTACAGATTTCTGCAAGAAACATGAACGAAGCAAGGAAAGCACTGTTGGCGCAATACGGGCCCGATGCTGTTATTACCGGAATGAGGCAGTCAAAATGAAAATAGATGAAATCACATGCTGGAAGGGTTACCGCAAAGACGGAACTAAAAAAGGCAAAGGCGGCAAGCGCGTCAACAATTGTGTTAAAGAAGAGAACCTTGATGAGATTGCACCATTTGTAGTAGGTGGCGGAGCAATTGCAGCAAGATGGGTATTTGGTTTTGCAATCAAGCGCGGCGGTGTTCCGCTGATTAAATGGTTGGCAAAGAAAGCGTTCAAGTGGGGATTAATTAGTGCAGGAGCAATCAAAGCTGCTGAATGGTCCTGGGACAAAGTTACAGAACTAGTAGGTGAAGAGATTGCAGCTTGGCTTGTAGAAAATAGAGTAGAGCTAGCCGTAGTAGTGGTGTTAATTGTAGCAGCGGTTAAGTTGAAAAGTTATGTCGAAAACAAGACGTACAGTCGCGCCGACGCAACAGAGATGTTAGAAATGTACAAGCAAAAGGACGGTGACTATGCAAAAGACAGCGATCCAAAACCAACAAAAAAGAAACGCGGGCCGCACCCACTCGGCGGAAAATTAGTAGGATAAAAATGAAAATTAATGATATAGTTACAGAAACAGCAAGTGCTGGCGCGAGTAGTGCAGGCGGTATTGCATCTGTTGCAGGCAGCATGAACACAATGCAAAAGCGCAATGCAGACGGTACTGCAAAGAATGCACTAGACCAGGACAGCTTGTTTGGTCATGCGCCAAAGAAATCTAAAAAGAAGAAAGCGTAAAATAAAATGTTAAGAGCTAATAATAACACCCCTTCACCAGTTGTGCCCCAGATAGTCGAAAAGAAGAAATCAGAAGCAGACCTAATTAGAGAAATGGGCGATAGACTAGCTGCTATCAACAAAGAGTAATTCTATATTTTGTACTGCGTAAACAAAATGATAAATATATTAAAGTTTCCGGAGAAAACAATGACAATTAAAAAAACAAGCCGTGGTAATTCTAATGCAAAACATACCGGGTCAGCTTCGTCAACAGGCGTTGCAGAAACCACCAACGAAGGACTTGGTATGATTGCTGACGAAGCAGAGCGCGATCATGAAGTGCAAATGGCACGGGCGCAGTTGTATAAGATTGGAAAATATTCTATTCTGTTGAACAAGCTGTTGGCAAATATTACCGAAGAAGAAGGCCTCGAAGCATGGCAGCAATCCAAAATTACAATGGCAGCAGATTATATCGACAGTGTGTATCATGCACTCGAAACTGATCCAAAGGTAATGTCGCCTGCTCCTACTGCGCCGCAGCCGATGCCTCCTATTGCAACAGGCATGTCAGAATCTCAAATTAACAGTTACAAACAGAAATTAGCAAAGGCGCAACATACTGCCCACAAGAAGTTTATGGAAACACGTACTTCTTCAAAATGATTTTAGAAGATAGCGCCGAGGACCTGGTTTGGAAAACTATCGATGCCGACGACATATGGGTTCTTGACAAACTAATACTATCAAGAAAATTAGGGTATATATGTGGACCGGTTGGACTAGATGTCCCTGTGCCAGGTTACTATATAGTTAGACCGTGTGTGAATATGCTGGGCCTTGGACTAGGGGCGCAAAAGGTTTGGATAGACGATGACACCACAACATTGCCATTAGGATATTTTTGGTGCGAATGGTTCGAGGGCAAACACCTAAGTGTGGACTACAACAACGGATTGCAAAAGCTATGTGTAGAAGGTATCAAAGAAGAAGATACATTTACAAAGTGGTCTGAGTGGAAACGGGTTGATGATCAAGTGCAGTGTCCAATTATTCTTAATAGTATAATTCCACGATACAACTGGATTAACTGCGAATTCATTGATGGTAATCTCATCGAAGTACACTTACGACACAACGAAGACTTTGACGGTGACATACAACACTTTATTCCTGTGTGGCATGACGAAGACACAACTCCGCCGGCTGGATTTAAGTACCGTGACTACCCTGATTTACACGGGCGTATTGGTGCATTTATTAAATAAAAACATTGACAGAACCACGTTTATCTATTATAGTTAAGTAATTATAACGGAGATATTTAATGAGCGATAGAGTCTATGGACCCGAAGAAAAAGATAAACTAGAGCGACTAATCAAAGAGGGCGTTGGCGTCCTTCAGGAAGTAGAAGATCTAAACGGCGGATTGAAAGACACCGTTAAAGCAGTTGCAGAAGAACTTGATATCAAGGCAAGTCTTATCAATAAAGCAATTAGAGTAGCAAAGAATCGTGACTGGGACAAGCACCAGGATCAGTTTGAAGATCTCGAAGCAATACTTGCAATTACTGGTTACGACACAGATGCCTAAAGAAATTCCTGTACACAAGGACATTCTTGGTAATATAGTTGCGGTCGGTGACACTGTTGTTTATCCCGACCGCAACGCACTAAGTATTGCAGTAGTTGAAAAACTTAATCCAAAAATGATCAACGTAACAGCGATCGGTCGCACTTATCCTGACAGGAAGTATCCAAGTGATCTGCTGGTTGTAAATGATCCAAAAATTACATTATACATGTTAAAAAACAGTAAATAGTATACAGAATCGCTCACTATACGAGCAGGTTAATGGTATGCTGGCCAAAAGCAGCGTGGAGAAATAAATGTCATACGTCGATGCAATGTTCGACCGGAACGCTGATGTAATTAGAGTTGTTGAGAGAACAGACAATGGCAAACGCAAGTTTGTTGACTATCCTGTAAAGTACACATTTTACTACGAAGACCCTAAAGGAAAGTACAAAAGTATATTTGGAGATCCTTTAACTAAAATTGTTTGCAAGAGCACAAAAGACTATCGAAAAGAACTTGCAATAAATCGAGACAAGAAATTATTTGAGTCCGATATTAATCCCATATTCCAGTGTCTAAGCGAAAACTACGAGAATCAAGACGCCCCCAAGCTAAATGTGTGTTTCTTTGACATCGAAACTGACTTTGATCCCGAAAGAGGATTTGCTCCGCCGTCGGATCCGTTTATGGCAATTACAGCAATCACAGTATACCTACAATGGATAGATGCACTTATCACTGTAGCAATGCCGCCCAGAGGTCTTCCGTTGGATCAAGCAGAAGCAATGTGCAAAGAACGATGGGGCGATCAAGTGATGTTGTTTCCCAATGACAAAGAAGGTAACGGCGAACGAGAAATGCTAAAAGTATTCCTTGAACTAATTGAGGATGCTGATATTATCAGTGGCTGGAACAGTGAAGGATACGATGTTCCATATACCACAAACCGTATATCTAGAATACTAAGCAAGAACGATACTAGAAAGTTTTCATTGTGGGACCAACTCCCACGTAAGAGAGAATTTGAAAAGTATGGCAAGACTGCATCAACTTTTGATTATTCCGGCCGGGTACACCTTGACAGTCTTGAACTGTACAGAAAGTATACTTACGAAGAACGTCATACATACAGACTTGATGCAATCGGCGAAATGGAAATTGGCGAAAACAAAACAGTTTATGAAGGAACACTGGATCAGTTGTACAATAATGACTTTGAAAAGTTTATTGAATACAACAGACAGGATACTGCATTACTAGACAAGCTGGATAAGAAATTGAGATTTATTGATCTAGCCAATGAAATTGCGCACGATAATACTGTGTTACTGCAAACCACAATGGGGGCAGTTGCAGTTACCGAACAGGCAATTATCAATGAAGCTCACCAGCGCGGTATGCAGGTTCCAAACAGACGCAAGCACGAAGGCAATACACAAGCTGCCGGTGCATACGTTGCTTATCCTAAAAAAGGCTTGCATCGTTCTGTAGGATCAATGGACCTTAACTCGCTGTATCCAAGTGTAATTAGAGCACTTAACATGGCACCAGAAAGCATTATTGGACAGCTTCGCCCTATTAAGACAGACGAAATGGTTCACAATGCAATGACGTTGCAGAAAAAATCATTTGCTGCGGCATGGGAAGGTCATTTTGGTACATTGGAATATGCAGCCGTAATGGAAAAGCGTAGAGATGTTGACATTGCTATTGACTGGGAAGACGGCCGCAGTGATGTGTTGAGTGCTGCCGAAGTAAACAGTGTTATATTCGACAGCAACATGCCATGGATGATTAGTGCTAATGGAACAATATTTACTCACGAGTTCGAAGCTGTTATTCCCGGACTGTTAAAAAGGTGGTACTCAGAACGCAAGGAGCTTCAAGGTATGCTACAGCTATGGAAGGGACTTAATTCTGGCATTAATATTAATCCTACGTTAGCCGAAGATATTAAAAAGTATACAATAAATGATAAATAAACTATATATGGAGGTATATTGGATGAATTATCTATCATATCTAAGACCCGAGAGCAAAAATGAACTGTATCTTTTTAGATATTTAAAGTTTATTGAGCATTGTAAAACTCAGATAATTAAAAAAGACGTATACACCGAAAAGCATCACATACTTCCAAGGTCGTTATTCCCTAAACATATAAAAAATCAGAGGAATATAGTTTTGTTAACTGGGCGCCAACATTTTATTGCTCATTGGATGTTAGCAAAGTTTATAAGATCTCCAAAAATGTGGTTTTCTTTTAATCTAATGAAACGATGCGGGTATAATAGTGTATTGTATAATTACGGACGAAAAGAGATCGCGTTAGCAATTTCAAAGTCGAACAGCGGCAGGAAACGAAGTCCGGAACACTTGTTGGCATTAAAGAATTCTATCATAGGTAAATCGCCTGCACGAAATGTATATGATAATACAAATTTTTGGGCTGACAGAAACGATGTTCGATGGAAAACCGGAGAGATTGTGACTCAACGATCTGGTTACACGCATTCTGAAGAAACTAAAACTAAAATTAAAAATAAAAACAAAGGGACTAAATTTTATCAAGACGTTGACGGTAATGTAAGAATGTTACACCCTGAACAAGTATCTGCAGACTACGTTCCGTATATTAATCCTGCATGGTACGAGTCAACCGTATCGGATACTATTTGGTGCTATAATCCTGATACCAAAGAACAACTTCGAATAGACAATTCTGTAGCAATACCAACAGGCTTTATTAAAGGAAGAATTAATCATCAAGGATTTACTTATATTAATGATTGTCAGAAATCTAAATATATCGATATAGTTAAAAAAACATATGTATTCTTAGAAGAACATCGAGTAAATAAAAAGATTCACGTGTGTTATGACGGGCAATCACTTGATAAAGTCATTGTTCTGTTACATCAAAATAATATAATAGTAGGAAAAAAATATATTCTAAAATACCTGGAAGGAAATAATATATTTCTTTCATATAAGGAACTAAACACGGGTATTATAAAAGCCCCGCATTTTAATAATAACTTAAAAACACATGCCTTTAGAACAAAGTATAAAGAGGCAAACTTAACAAGTATCGGAATAAACTTGTATAAACTACTAGATTTTAAATTTAAAGAAGAATATAACTTAAAGGAGAATACTCAGTGATAGATATCAAAAAACTTAATCAACTAATTAGTAACGGCGATCCAAAAAAGATTGCGCTGTATCTTGATAACCATAATTTAAGAATCAAGGATAACAAGGTCATTTCTAATGACAAGGACTACATACTAGATCAAATAACATTTTGGGATAAACGCCAACTAGTCAAGAAGATTAACCTAAACTCGTAAAGTACTGCGACTTCCATTGGCGACAATGGTCGAATAATTCCTCTAATTGCTGGAAACTCCTATAAGGACAATCAGCAGCCAAGCCTAATGCGTTAGGAAGGTTCAACGACTAGTCGAAAGACGTACACTCAAGTGAGTGGAAACGGGGAACATCTGTGTTAACATAGATGGTGATATAGTCTGATCTGCATGGTAACATGCAGCGGCCGCAAGGCGGGTTGGAATTAACGACTCTAACTGAACATCAATGTGTACGGTGCTATTCTTAATCCAGGTTGTAGATTCTTTGACAAGCGTATTGGACAATCAACTACACTAACTGGTAGGCAGATTGTTAAGCATATGAGTGCAAAGGTCAACGAGATCATCACAGGCGATTATGATCATGTAGGTAAGTCTGTTATTTACGGTGACACTGATTCCTGTATAGCAGATTCGGTAATTGAGACTTCACTAGGGGATATGACCATCGAAAGCTTATTCAATAGACTGGAAATTAAAACTAAAAATGGAGACAAGGAATACGCACACGACGACAATGTAATGGTAATGTCATACGATAGAGAACGCAACGAACCATATATGGGTCATATTAATTATGTGTATCGCCACAAAGTCTCCAAGGACTTATACGAAATTGAGGATTCGGACGGCAATATAGTTACAGTAACCGAAGATCATTCAGTAATGGTCGAACGCAACGGTGAATTAATAGAAGTTAAGCCTCAGGAAATTGACGAAGGCGATATTATAATAACACTTAATATTCATCATACCTGAAAAATATAATTTAGATTTTATCATTAAACAATCAGGAGTAACAGCAAAAGAAGTATGGTCCAGAGATAAAATTAAATTAGAAGAAGCAAAAAAACGTGGATTCGATGTAATGGTAGTGTGGGATAGCCACTACACAGCAAATACTAAACTAGTAGAAC